TTTGTTTTTAATTGAGTTTTTGAATTCCGTGCTAGGTGGGTCATTAATCATGTTATCGGTTACAAGCACACGTGATGTCGACACAACTCTTCTGTCAAACTTGCTCAAATTTTCTAGAGAACCTTTTGCTGGTGTGCCAGATGTGTATAATGTGAATGCATATTGTGAGGAGGTGATATTATCAATGACGATTTGGCCTATTGCTGCGGTTTTCTCACTACCGGGTGTGTTATAATTGCATAAAAATATGGCATAATATTTGTCTGTTTGTAAATTGTGTGTAACGTGCGGCTGTGCTATATTAATAACACTTTTTAACAGTATATCTGCATCTGGTTCATGCCAAACTATTTCAGGTGTGTGTGTTTTTAAAATAAAATAACGGGTATCAATGCAATACAATTTCATCTCCAATCGATTTTCCATAAATTCTTCACCGGTGGTTGAACTAAACGGGAATGTATTAATTGAGCAGAGTATTATTTCATTCTTGTGCTCATTATAAAAATATTCGGACAATTGGTAGTCTGTTAATTGAGACTCACGAGCAAGTATTATAGGGTTTGTTATTGGTGTAATTTTATTGGTTTCATAATTGTGTTTTATTCTGTCAAAAACAAGCAATTTCTCAGTTTTGAATATTAAAATATCACCTACTACACTGAAATCTAACAAATGTAACCGAATTTCTGCGGAAACATCGATGGACTCTCCTGTTACATTTGTTGTAGAGTATCTGTTAACAACATTTTCACATAAATTGACGAACTTACCTATTTTACTACTATCATTGAACCTCATGAACAACTCCCCGGGTAGAATTGATTGTTCATGCAGTGGTACAACTGGTGACGCGTCAGCTGATTCTAGTTCTGTTTCTACAAATGTGGAACCGGTAATGTAACTATCAGCGGTTTTGTAATATGTAGCTGTAATAGGTGCCGGTACACACACTGTGTTAAAATCACCACAATCCCACAATTCACTTACTACCGGTACTTTCGATTTTGACCAAGTACCGGTGTTGGAACTGTGTATTTCATACACTCCCTGGTATTGCATTATATAACCATCATAAAAATTACAATATGTTGTACCCGGGCGGGGTTTTGGTACATCAATAACTATGGATTCTGTTTCAGGCTCATCAAAAACACACTCAGTGTCAAAAAACGTACGACCGTCAGCAACTCTAGAAAAAGAATCGGTGTTAAATGCACTATCATTACTGAACACACACTCGGAATTAACACTACCGTTTGTTATCGACTCCCACATCGGATTGGCAATATTTTGTCTCGCACCAGAACTCAACAAACAGTTTCTCTCAACTTGTGCAGATGGGTCGATGAACATGTCTCCATCCATAATTCCACACCTCTCTACTGGAGCTGGAGGATTGAAATTTTCTTGTGTCAGTCCAGCGAAATTTTTAGTTTTTTTAAGCAAACTATACTCATTTCCATATGAATCTGATTTCCACTCATACACATAACCAGCGTTTGAGAGCATGGATTGTTGCCGAGCGTCTATTTCTAGTGTGTTAGGTACAATATTTTCATACACGTCACTATTTGACCATATACTGTCTACATCCCCTGTCCAGAAGTCATAATTGTCGTCTTGCCGAGAGACACCAGTTGTGGAGAACAAATTTGATTGCTCTTTTGATTGATAATTGTTAAATTTAGGTAAATTATTGATATTAGATGTTATTTCACCTGGTTGGCCGGATTCAATAGTGTTGTTTTTTAAGAATGTGAAGTCCTCTTTGTAATCTACCGGTAGATCATACTTGTTCGAACCGTGATTTTCTATAGATTCGTATACATACAGTTTGTTTGGCTCAATATATTGATCTAAAATTATCGGTTTTGCGTTGTAGCTGTAATAATCAATAACACCGAGTTTGGATGGTGTATAAAATGAGCCTAGTTTTTGCTTTGATACAGGGTTAACATCCTCACTAAATGTAATCCCAGGAGATGATGTTTTGTATTTCCCAGTGTTGTTGCTACTATCAAACAAATCACCTGTAGTATAATTCTTTAATGAATCCGAACTTAAATAACTTGTTAATGTACCACTAGACAATTTTATTATCTCTTTTATATTATTGAGATTTAATTCTTGCCTATCATACGAAATAAATTCGCTGTCTGGTAGATCGGATACAGTTGATATGTCTGGTTGGAAATCAAGTGTAATCTCTTGCTGATTATTTGTTTGTATAGTTGTTGTAGTTGTAGACAATGCATTGCCGTATTTAGCCAGTAAATTTTGAGTTGAAATTGTTTCATCTATAAACAAATATGGATCGTAATCTATTTGCTGGTTGACAGTACCGGTTAGTGTGACACGATCTGACTCGCTCAAATTGTTTGAATCAAAGGACGCGCTGTCATACAGTTCATTAACATTAACTGCTAGTTGGTGTATAATATTATCTTTATCACTTGAAGAGAGCATTTGGTTAGTTATAACTGTGTCATCTCTCAACAGTTCCACAACATAATCACGCACAATAATTGGAACACCAGTATTTGATCCATTGATACTGTTTTTTGCAGTTTTATATTTTATTTTCTCGCGGTTGTCAGATATTTTGCTGGTTGTTTCCTTAAGATGTTTACTAAAAAAATTTATGGCGGTTTCAATTTCATGCTTGTCCTCATAATTTATGTTGTTTATATACCTGAGCTCATCTTCAGATGCATCAACTGGTAATTGTTTTAAGAATATTTTAAATAAATCGCGTGTGTTAGATTTTGAATCAGACGCCGGTTGTGATTTAATTTTAGACCACTCTGACAAATAATTACTATATATGTCTTTGTAAATTGGTTCAGCTGCAGACGACACTCCAGATGCTTCAGTCCATTCTCTAAATGTGTATGGTTCATCTTTATCGCGCGCGAATGCAATTGAATCAAGTTGTTGTTGATTGACAATTGATTTTTGTGTTTTTAGATCGTTGTACTCTATGCTGCTCATTAGTTTGTCACTCCTATGCCAATTCTTATCTTTTTATCAAATAACGACTCCACAACACCACCAGATTTAGACCAGTCACCGAATGTTGTATTTTCATCAATTGTAATATTGTCATCACCCCAGTTTATAATGCCTTCCATTTGTGTAGTTGGTTGGTCATCCGGTACATACTCATAAAAATCATAATAAACAAACACACTTTCGTCATCTGGGTGAGACAATCCCCAATTCCAATCTTCACTGTATGCACTTAATGGGTATGCAATCACACCACCGTGTGTGTTGCTGTAATCCGGGTTTGTCGCATCACCATCTATTGCCATTGGCTCTATTAATGTAAATGTTCCATTGTATAATTCCTTAGCAACTAATCTAGTGCCCACTTGAACTGTATAAGGTATACTGGCAGGGTCATTAATGTTGGTTGATTGTAAGGGTTGAGAGCCTATGTTTCTGCCGTGATTAAAATTGTTCGCATAACCATCTTTATTGAACTCTAAACCAGTGTAATCACGGGATCCAAATAGTTTACTATATCGAATTGATAATATGTCAACTAATCTCTGTATTGATCCTGGGTATGTGTAGTTATATGATTTAATGTCTACACCTAGTTCGGTTGCCATTGAAAATAAATTTTTTGCATTACATAAGTCGACATCATTATTATTAGACACAAAATTAGATATTTTCTCATATATTGTTTTGCCTAGAGTATCTGGTGATGATACACTGTCACCTACTATTGTGCTTATGAACCATTCCAGTAGATTATTTTTTGTATTTATCGTCTCTTGCAAGGTGTAATCCATTAGTGTAGCTGCAGCATCATGGTCCTCATTTATTTTTAAAATTTCGTTTTGTTCTAGTGTATTTGCACTGAAATGATGAGTTGTAGAAAGAGTGCGCTGACCCATTACAGTTTTTAAATATGTTTGTATCCATCTGATACCAGTCCAGTCACCAGAACCTTGTAAAAATTTACGATCAGATGAATCAGTGAACCATTCATATATGTAATTTTCACCATCTGTGTGCTCAGGATGCAATTCATGTGAAACGGGAACCCTATATGTGTACAACTTTCTATCAGCGTTGTTAACAATCAACAAACTATTGTCAGAGTCACATGACATTGCGTCTATTGAGGTCACTTGACCTCTGGAATCAAAGAAACTAAAATCATCATTATTTACTTCCTCATATTTACTACCGGCAGAAAAGCTAAACTCACACTCCCCGGTTCCTGGATTGATCCGGACAATTTCATTACCATTTGTAGCCACATATAAAAAATCTGATAAATCGAAAGTCATGGTTGATGGTTTGTCAAATAATACTGATGTTGTTTGTTTGCTGTATGAGTCATACACATGTATAATTCTGTCCGTATCATCCGTGCGAGCTCGATTGTCGTTGGCAATATGATATATACGGCCATGGTTTTGCTCCACAACCTCTCCATCAGCATCCAGTTTTGTATATAATGAAGTTGAATCACAAACCCACAGGTTGTTGCTTGAATCAATTACCATATCGTCAAGATGTGTGTGTTTTGGAAACGAAATTTCGGCAATTTGATTCATTGGATATGTCGTTTCGCCAGATTGATCCACAACACCTGATCCGTTGTATTTTATCAATTTTATATTTTCTTGATTTGTGTAGCTCACCCAAATATCATTATTCATGTCTGTCACAACTTTTGAAGGCATCCACATGTATTCTCCCGAAGAAGATCTGTTCAGCAAACCAAGACTAGCTTGTGATTCAGATGTTGATTCAATTGATTTTGGAATTGCAACAGCAGTTACTCTGTATGCTAAATCACCGACCGATTTCAATTTGACTGTCAGCACACCATCAATTAGTGTCACCCAAATATCACGATTTTGATCGCAACATATACTTGATGGTGACAAACAATTTCTCTCACTAATATTTTGATTGTACCTGTCACATGTATTATCTAAATCTGTCTCAAATCTACCTGGTACATTGTCTTCTCGTGCTCCTATTAATGAATCTAGCAATGTCGATTCTCCGGTTGAAAAGTGTTTTTCGTCAATGTAATTGAATCTTGACGTGTTCAAAATATTTGATTCACATATTAAATCTATTATTTTTATAGGTTCTTGACTATTCAATTGGTTCATGAAGCGATCGTATTTCAATACAGTATCATTGGTTTGATCACCAATATACACATATGAGTCAACCGGATCCACACACACTGCAAAACTGGCGTTTGTAATTTGATTTTGTAACACATTAGCGGAGAGACTAGCCGTGTTTACATTTGCCACAAAAGTGTTGTCTGCTTCTGTTTCAAATTGTCCACCACCGGAAAAACTCGCGTCAGCATACCCAGGGGTGATGAAATGAGCTGTTGGTGTGTACATATTTGTCAATGCATGCACCATCGTGTCTATAGGACAAAATGCCGGGTCGGATACGTACACTTGTGCATGCAGTGATAATTGTTCTTGATTATCCAACGGATCGGTCAATTCGACCAAATAATTTGCAGAGCCGCGAGTTTCAATTGCTGTTGGTTTTTTGCTTAAATTACCAGGAAAAGAACTATACATTACAGTATTGTTACTGATGGAAAAATGAGTTGAGAAAGGATTCATCGGAGCAGAAGTTTGTGTTGTGTCCTCAAGTTGTAGCTCTGGATAATCAGTTTTTATTATGTTGTCAAAACTGTTGATTAACGCCACATTTATATTATAAACACTGTTGTAATACATACTATCACTGAGTTTGAAGCTCGGTATGCCGTTTGTGGATAGTCTGAGAGCGGTTGCAGGTGAGTACGTAATTTTTATCGGAATTACACTCGTGGGAAGTTCCACTGTACTACTTGATGATCTATTAGCTGAAAGAGATGCGAATAGAAACACAGGTTTAGTGTCACGTGACAGGTAATTTTTTACAGTATCATCAGTGAAATACACATTGTTGACAGCAGATGTACCAATTGTTACAGTATCAAACTCATCAACACTGTCTTGTGGATTGAGCACCATGATTGTGGGTGTGAGTTCGATGTCAATCAATTTGGTTGGTTGTAACATATTACTAGCGTCGTTCCATGTATTTTGTGTGTAATTGTAACTGTTCATGTCACTGACACGTACCAGAGAGCCAGGTAAATTTATATGATTCAAAGGTATAGGATCATCTTCACTTTTTGTGAATCTCCATATTTTTTGCAAGTGCGCATATTTATTTTGCATGTATGTGTCATACTCACCTGGTAAGGAATCAGACCCACTACAATACATTGTTACAGTTTTGTACGATTCCGGAGATTGCCAGCTTGAAGAACGGGTCAATGTAAGCTCCAACGGTTCAGATGCAGGTACATAGTCAATACCCATTGACCGGTAATTGTATGTGGACCAGGACACTCCATCCGGTACATAATTTTGTATATTCAGACTAAATGTGTATGGATTCTTTCTAGGGAACCCTTGGTTGTCATACATAATAACTGAGATTGTGTAAATACCAGGGGTGTCGTATTGATAGACCGGTTCATATTCATCAGATGTTGTACCATCACCAAAATCCCATGTTAAATGATCTTTTGAGACAGTGTATATTAAATTTTCTGTCTCATAATTCTGGTTTTGAGTGTTGTAATCTATACTCTTGTCGACACTAAATTTAAATTGCAGCCCCGGCAGACAAAACAACGTCCCAGGTTCGTTACCTGGTGTATAATTTGTATCAGATATTATATTGGTTCGAATGGTCCCTCGATTTATATACCTTCCGGTTGAGAGACCTTTGTATATAATCTCAATATCAAACGGCGTGTTAGTTATTAGACCTACACTCATTTTACGACTCTACTACTATACGAGAAGCAATTTGATCTATGTCATTTAGATATGGAAATTTAAAGTATTGCAACTTCACATCCTGGCTGTAAAAATTGATATCCTGAGTATATACCGGGTTCCAAACAGCCAACCCGAGACCATTTGTCCGGGTAGATCCATCTGCTGTGTATATATTCTGCACACCTATTATTGAGAGTAATGTATTTTGAATCTCAGATACTTTTATAGTTTGACCCAACACTATATTAGTATGTTTGAAATATGATTTTATTATTTCAATTGCTTCTGCCTTAATGTTTTCATTATCTCTTGGGATATCCGGGTTTTTAACAAGATACAATTTTGATAATCCGACATTTTCAACTGACAGTGCTGTGTTTGGGTTTTTTGAAAACAAATCAACAGCCATATACACCGGGTCCACAAACACTGGTTCTAAACCCAATGATTTGGCTTGTTCTAATCCATTTTTAATATTTTCCTTTTGAGCAAAAGACAGAAAATTTGATTGTTTTGGAATAGACGTTTTCGCCTCCAGTCTAGGCACAACATATATGTAGATATTGTTTTGTGTGGATGTGTTTGCAAAATCTACATGGCTTGATAATAACCGAGATTCTAATATTGGGTTTTGCAGTGACAATTCATCAGCCATGTATTTCATATGCTGGTTTATATATGTGTTGTTGTTAGCAACTTTTACTGATGTTATAATGTTTCCATAAGTTGTGTCAATGTAAGTTTCAAAATCAGATGTTGTTACTAGTCTTTTTTGATGCGCAAAATAATTTGGGGCATTCTTTCTAATCTGTGACACATTCTCGTATGATTGTGGATCAGTTGATGTGTTGTCATTACTAGTTATGATTTTTTTTATGTTTTGCAGTGTAAAATAATTTGTCTGTTCTTGCTTGATGTCATTTTTTATAATTGCAAACTTGTTCGTGGAGTATAATGCAAATTTTTTGTCATTTAATGCCCCGGGGCTAATAATGCCTTCTGACCCGTCGCTCGCAACATAGTATATTGAGATAACGTCCCCGGGATTTAATTTTTTACCATGTATATTGTCACCAAACTTAATTTCATATCTGTAATTCTCATTTAATCTTAATTCATAAACAGACTCATCACTCTTACTCAAAAAAAGTGAAGATGTTTCTGTCCATTGTGTGTATTGACCGGTAATTGATGATCTAACATACACATCAATACTATGATGATCCACCAAAACATTATTGTTTAGTGACATCACGATCGTCTCAAAGCTGTCTCCAGTGGATATCTGATCAGCATACTCTTGATATTTACCTTGGTACATTATATACTTGCTGGAGTCATCTATAACCTGTGTTTGTGAGGTTGTTGCATTGTATGGTATATCTTCTTTTGTAGAAAATATTATACCGTCTGCGGACACAAACGAATACCTCGGTATTGTGTAATATGTTGCGGGTAAACTACTGTCATTTGTACAACCAAATGTACAAGTTGATGTTCTGTATCCAACTGGTTTGTAATCTAGCAATTTAACTATACGGTTCATGTTCTCATACACAACAGAATCACTGAACATTGATTCACTTGATGTTTTGTTGAGATAATATAGTAACACATGATATGAATATGCAACAATATCAATCATCGATGACATATTACTACCTTTGAATATTTGATCGGTAAAAATATTTTGGTCGTTTAATCGATTTATGATTAAATCTCTCAAACTTGTTGCATCAAATGCAGCATATGAATTTGCATCCAGGTTGAAATCTGTAAATTTTGTTGTCATGTGTTTGTTATTTTGAAGGTAAACCCTTCGGTGTTCAGCTCGCCATTGTAACGTGCATTTGAAATATTTAATACAGGTATCGTAATATACAAAGCTATAATATACTGATTTTGATCAAAATCTGGTATTACTGAAACACTTGTTACTGTAATTCGAGGTTCATATCGAGCCAAACTGTCCATTATCAATTGGCCTATGTTTTGAGCTATGTCTTCACTGAGTGGATCAAATAAATAACGCTTCAATGCCAGCCCGAATTCAGGATCTAACAATTTTTCACCAGGATTGGTATTGAATATGTTTAAAATAGAATTTTGGATTGCTGATTCGTCTTTACTATCTTTAATATCCGTAACATTGCTTGATCGAAACAAGCCTCGAGACAAAACATTTGTCTCAACATCAACATCTAGTGCCAGATCTTTGTATTTGTGTGTGTTTTCACCATAAGACCCACCGCCTAGAGTTGATAGATTGATATTTGACATATAATTACTTATTACAAGACATAAATATTGTATAAATAATAATGATGAACAAATTTAACACACTATTAGAAACAAACATCACAAGATTCCAAGGCAGTGGTCTACTACCAGGAGATATTGTAAAATTCAAATCAAATGCTATGAGCTCCGATTGGTCTAAAAAACAGGTCGGTAATTTACTGGAAAAATTAAAAGAATTTACAGAGTGTGAGGAGAATATACGAGTCAGTTGTGTTAAATCTTTACGCCCAGCAGTTGGTGGTGGTCAGCAAGCTGGTCATCAAGTAGATGATTTTTATTGTGATGTGGTGAGAGAGAAAGCACCAGGTTTGTTTATGGATTTTATAACTGTACCAGCTGAATTGCTAGAATATCAAGAACAAGGCATTAATTTGCCAGAAGTACCTGCCGGTCAACGTAAAAATGATAAGATTCAAATTGAACCAGGGGAGCTTTCTCAAGAAGCGGGAGGAGATCCAACATTACCGTATGATCAAACTGGTGTGAATGAAGGTGATAAACAATTGCCTACTGACAATCACACACAAGAAAACAATCCAACACCGGTGGACAATTTTACTACCAAGGTGTACATGCAAGGCCTTAGATAACCTTGCTTATAGACAATAAACAACTGTAAAAGTTTATTTCTTGGTCTAGTACAAACGCAGACCTGTATAAATGCTCACTGACTGCTAGTAGACACTCACGTTTTTTGTGTTGCTCTGTTTCAAGACCATCAACCGCATCGAATAAATCTCTAAGCAATGACTGGTAGTCACTTCCAAAATCAGATTCTTTTTTGATTATAAACTTTCTAGCAGCAAAAACCTTGTCATGTGTGATCAGATACAATATGTTGCTGATGAACTCATTAGTATCGTGTGATTTTTGCTCGATTAATTTGTTATCAACACAAATTTTTTGCAATTCATTTATTGTTCTTCGAAGATCCGGATAGAACTTTTTAATTAGTGGTTTGATTTTTTCAATATCACCATACTCAATGTTTTCGTTGTTCAACACATGCTCTACACGACCGTAAAATCCATCTATATCAGGTGTCAGATCAAAATTTTGACATCTGCTCTGTAATGGTGGTATCACTTTGTGATAATAATTTGCTGTTAGTACAAATCTAACATACTGGCTATATTCTTCCATCGTGTTCCGAAGAGCACGTTGAGCATCTATAGTCAATCCATCAACTTCATCAAGTATAATTACTTTAATGTTACCATCCACACTTCTGATCTTGCTGAAATTCGTTACTTTGGTACGTATCGTGTCAATTCCATTCTCATCACTTGCATTTATGTACAAATACTGACATTTGAGTATGTCACCAACAAGTATCTTGGCTAAAGATGTTTTACCAATACCAGGTTTACCGGCGAATAATAAATTAGGGATGCTCTCAGTGGTTGTGAGTTTGTCAAACAACGTACGATTATCATCAGACATAACCAGATCACTATATAACCGAGGGCGATATTTTTCAACCCACAGATCATTGAATATATCACTCATAACCAACGTATGTCACCATCATCAGGTGTTTGTTTCTTGTTCTCTCTGTTCTTGATTGTGTTCACAATCAGATCTTGGAACATTTCATCGTCAATTTCCGGTTTGCTCTTACACCACCGTGTTAAATCTTCTACATTGGTGAATTCCCACGGATTCACACCTTCTGTCATCCAGTACGGATCTGGTTCGACGATATTTTTTATGTTTACAGTATTATCACAAGCGCCTGTAGAATTATCTGATGATCCAAACCCTTTATCCCCTCGGCTTGTGTTTGTAACAGCATCAGCAAACTCAAATACCGGTTGTAACAATGGATACACAACTAATTGTGCTATTTTATCACCTTTTTTGACTGTGTAACTTGAGTTACGGTCAAAATTATAAAGCTTTACAGCTAGATCACCTCGATAACCATTGTCAATTACCCCCAAATGCGGTTGTATACTGTGTTTAAATCCTAATCCACTACGGGGTTCGATCCGGACCCAGTATCCTGGTGTGATGTCTGCTAATGTTAATCCAACTGGCACCACTGCACTACTAGAACGTGTTATAACTGTTTCTTCCACAGCGTATAGATCATATCCACTGTCTCCGGTCAAAAACTCTTTGTTGTTTGCCGTGGGTAACACAGCATCATCATGTGTTTTTACCAATTTTATATTGACATACATGCTACTCATTTAACAAAGTTTCACCCGGGTGCAATGATCGCTTGTTACTCTCCACAGACATTGAATTGTTTCTCAACCAGGAAAGTATTTCATTCAGTTTATCACGGTGTATAACAAAGTCACCGTGTCCTTGTACTGTTACAGTTATCATACTGCTTATTATATACTACAAAGTTTATTATTCAACTTGTTGATATAAGTATTTGTATGTTTGATGATGAATTACCAGAAGAACCTCTAGAAGGCATGGATGATCTTATAAATCAGCTTAGACAGAACAATAATGAGGTGAAAAAGGCACAAAAAGCTGAGGAGTTTGAGCTTAAACCGGAACAATTGGAACAATTCATACTCAACAGCACCGGCAAGCTAGTACAGGACAGCATGGATATGGTGAGCACAGTGAAACAATATGTTGAATGTGCACCAGATAGTGAGGGTGTCAGCTCTTTAGCTGAGTTGCTCAAGGCGACAACATCAAGTATAGACACCTTGAGCAAGCTTTTGATACAAGACAAGCGTGGTGACACGGCTACCAAACTCAAAAAAATAGATATTGCTGCAAAGGCACAGTTAATGGATCAAGAGCACAACAACAAATTAGCACTCACACGTAAAGAAGTGCTGGATCAATTGATACAGAACGCGGAAGTAGTTGAAATCACCGATCCAGATGATCAACCAAGCACTGATTGAGTGTTTTTAGCGGTGGCTGGAGTTTCTTCCAAGGTTATTTCCAATATATCATGTAAGAGGTCTATTTGTTGTACAGTTTTTTCTATTTGAGCATCAGTTCTGAATCTGCCCCATGCCTCCAAATTGTTTTGTAAGTTTTTATCCATGTAATCCAGTACATATGACATATTAGAAAGTGTTTCGAGTGTTATTCTTGCCAAAGGTTCTGCATTTTGCCACATTCGCCTGGTATGTCCGGAGTCATGCATTAAGTTTGCCCCATGTGGTTGATCAGATGTTGTAATTTTCACAACTTTTTGTGTTAGTTTTGCAGTTTCAGGGTCTTCTACGCGTTGATCTAGTGATACACAATCAACTATGTTCTTCATGTTGTTACGAAACATACAGGTATTCTTTCTGCTCATGATATTTGCTAGTTGCTGAACGTTTTTATGCACGTTGAAATCAGAAGTACCTGTATATTGATTTGGTACCGTGTGCTTTCCACCCATTTCTTTAATAGTGGTGCATTTTACATCCCAAACAGGTAAACATTCACGTGATGGGTTGCGCAAAGTTGTGCTTTTCAAGGAAAACATACTCTCACTAAAATCATTGAAGAATATATTGTCAGTATTATATGTACCGTCAGTGTTTTCCTTGGGTAACATGTCTGTTTCGTGCAGTATACTCTTCACAACATCATGTGTAACTCGGTATTTTTCTATCCAATACACTAAAAACTCAGTATTGTTACGTGTCACATCATTTAATCCAGTTTTTTCCGGTAATGGCTCTGTTATTCCTGAGTCATGACCAGTATTCCGCACACCTCGGGTGTTTTCTTTGATTAGAAGCTCACCATCATTTAAATTTTTGTAAAACATGGCTTGATTGTTAACAGAATCATGTATTTGCTTGTTAGAATTGTTGATACTACCAACTGAATACAGTGTTAAGTAGTCAATCATGTCACTTATGTTGCTTTTAAACGCAGAAAACGCGGTTAAAAACTCTGTGCTGTTTGTGAGTTGTGTGTCAACCAGCAAAGGCAGGTGTGTATTTTTAATCTTGTTTGTCATTGTTGTTTTGTTTGTTGTAAATCGCACGATCTGATTCAAACTGATTGTCGTAGTTGTACAATTTAGTACCAACTATTTTGTTCGTGTATGAATTATTCTTTATTCTATGTATCACACCAGTTACAAAGTATTGACCTTCAACCTTATCATCATGTTTTCCATGTAAACCAGAACTGGTTATGTTGTTGGCCACAGAAATGAATCGACATGAACGGCGTGTTGTTTCACCTGGCACTGTAAATTCAATAGCATTGCCCTCAAACAACAACTCCATTATGGCTTTGTTACGACTGTTACGCAAAACACCGTAAAAATCGTCGCTGTTCGTGTACATGTGCGTGGCAGTTATGTTTGCAAACCGATCACTGTCAACATTTATACCCAATGGTACATCCTCTTTCACATAATCCGCCACTTGCATGTTGGTAAGTACTGTTTGCTTCAAGTGATTCACCAGACTTTTTGCAGTTGCTGATGCCATGTTGATCTTAAATTTTTTATCAACAGTGTCATATTGATGAACCGGTCTGGTTGCTACAGATTTTTGGTTCACATCACCATGCATCTCAATGTATCTGTAACTATTAATCGTGCTTGACTGACCATAGCTGTAATTGAAATACAAACTTTGCTGCTGAGGCACTCTGATTTTTGCATTAGGATTGATTAAATCACGTTCTTCATACCCAACATCGCGTCCGATCACAAATTTTTCTGATTGGTATATACCCGGAATGTATGAAACTGATGTGCCCTTTATGTCCCTTGTTGTGGCGTTGTCAAAAAATGTTGCTACTGGCACTAGCGACCACACGTTGGTGTATCTATCAAGATGCAATATGCATGGTTGATTTCCAGTGACATCATCACTCAAATGATTGTCTAGTAACTCATACAGATCATCAAGCACGGTGCTGTTTGTTGACGACATGAAATCCACTTGGTTGGGACCTGGTTGCCAGTTGTCCGCAAATTGTTGTTCATCTGGTAACGACTCATTCAATAAACTTTTGATTGCATCACCGGTTGGTATCTCGCGTTCCGCGTCACTCATATGAGCAACTGCCCCAGACAAACTTGTTGTTGTGGTGAAATTGCTGTTTTGCACCGACATCAACACGTATCTCCAGTCAGCAAAATACAATCGTTTGATTTTGTTTTCATCGGTGCCATCCTTTGTGATGTCCTTGACTGAATATATTGCAAATTGATATCTTATTTTGTAGAAACTATCATCAATATTTTGAGGTGTGTCACCATCTCCAAACAGATTGGGTAACATGCTAAAAAAGAGAAAATCACGCGCGTCATTTCTGAACATATACGTGCTTGTGTTGTTTTCTGGTGTTGATGACATGTTTTCTTGCATGTTTATTAGTGTGCGTTCCAACACTCCACGAGGATTACGTATGTCAATGTATCCTTGTGACCACCAATTCACCGCGGTGTCCTCAATTACTAACTCTTCAATAGAATCCTTTTTTATTTGTACTGAAGTTTCACCATTTGTCAACAGACAGGTGAATCTAAAAGCGCGCGAATCTGCAAAAGTTGCTAGTTCGGTACCATCAGTGGAGCCATTTGTATGCTGTTGCATCTAGTCCACTAAATTCTGTTTGATCAGATTTACAATGGTGTGTACATGTTGTGGTCTCACGACCTTTATTGGTGTACCAGAAGGTAAAAATTTGACCGGGTTGGAGATGTTGTTCACCGTGCAAATCAACCACCACAATTTTATAGTACCGTAAACTTTGTGACTCAACGCGGTCATGGATGTGCTCGGAGGAACAATTTCAATATCATACAAGTCCTGATTTATATTGTTGGGTATGTTGACTGTTTTGATTATATTGTAAAAATATGCTTGGCGGTCCGGATCGAAACACACTTTGAATATGTTTTCAAAATCATACGATTCTAGATCCGGTAATGTTCCAATTGAATTCTGATATTTGCCTCTTGTTGTTATGTCAGGATTGTTCATTATTTGAAATATTAATGTTGGTTGAGAATGGTGTATCATCTAACGGACTGGTTGTGATGGTGCTTGGTTTGTGTATGGCGGCATACATGGTGTTTTGTGATTCTGGTACTAGCTCGGTGAGTGTGATTGTGACTTGATAAGCGTCTGGTATTATTGTTGTGACAGGCATGTAACCTCCACCGGTAGCGCGCGTTCCGGTGGTTCGAGAAACTGAGTTGTCATCCGATTGAAACCGAGATAAAAACTCCGTTACAGGCTCAAAAATATCATCAATAAAACCAGCAAGCTTGTTCTTTTTGGTGTTCACTGGCAACAATCGTTTGCTGACTGTTGCACTTTGTTGTGGTAACAACAATGTCATTTTGCGACGGTTACCCACAAAATCAACAGTTAAATTTTCTATGAATGCATGCCGGCACCACCACACACCAGGTATCATGGCCTCGTATATTTTCGGTGGTGCAAGTTGCACACGATCTATTCTGTTGGGTCTGTTTTGATATGTCGGAAGATACAACAATTGCCAGTTTCTGAGAATATCATCTTCTGACATGGTGTTCATCAACGGGAAAGATGCTGTGTA